ACAACCGGTGCAGCGCGTCGAGGCCACGCTAGAGACCCGGCTGGTGCAACTGGTCATGAAGGACCCCAAGACCGGCACCGACTTCAAGGAAATTGACCTGCTGGGCCGCCAGATCGAGCGCCTGGCCAGGGTGCACAAGTACAGCGAGACCGGCAAGGAGGCCGACCTCAACCCAGCGATCGAGCGGCGCAACGACCGCCCCAAGAAGAAGCCCGAGCGCAACCACTTCACCGAGGAACAGCACGAGCAATTGCTGGAGGCCTTCCAAGACTCGCTGTTCGACTACCAGAAGGTGTGGTTCCGCAACAGCGAGGCGCGCACGCGCTTCATCCTCAAATCACGCCAGATCGGTGCCACCTGGTACTTCGCCCGCGAGGCCCTGGCCGATGCGATCGCCACGGGGCGCAATCAGATCTTTCTGTCGGCCAGCAAGGCCCAGGCGCACATCTTCAAGCAGTACATCATTGCCTTCGCGAAGGAAGCCTGTGGCATCGAGTTGTCGGGCGATCCGATTGTGCTCAGCAACGGCGCCACGCTGTATTTTCTGGGTACCAATGCGCTCACGGCCCAGGGCTACCACGGCAATTTCTATTTCGACGAGTGCTTCTGGACACGCAAGTTCGACGAGCTCAACAAGGTGGCCTCGGGCATGGCCATGCACAAGCACTGGCGCAAGACCTACTTCAGCACGCCCAGCAGCATCCAGCATGAGGCCTATGCGCTGTGGAGCGGGGCGCGCTTCAACCGCAAGAAGGCCAAGGAAGACCGGATCAGCCTGGACCTGAGCCATGACCGGCTGGCCGGCGGCTTCACGGGCGAGGACAAGATCTGGCGGCAGATCTGCACCATCGTCGACGCCATGCGCGGCGGCTGCAATCTGTTCGACATCGACGAGCTGCGGCTGGAGTACTCCACCGAGGAGTTCGAGAACCTGCTCATGTGCGGGTTTCTCGACGACTCGTACAGCAGCTTTCCGTTGGCCGAGCTGCAGCGCTGCATGGTGGACAGCTGGGAGGTATGGGACGACGTCAAACCGTTCAGCCTGCGCCCTTTCGGCTATCGGCCTGTGTGGGTTGGCTATGACCCGAGCCTCACCGGCGACACCGCCGGCTGTGTCGTGCTGGCTCCTCCCAGCACGCCTGGTGGCAAGTTCCGGGTGCTGGAGCGCCACCAGTTCAAGGGTGGCGACTTCGAGGCCCAGGCCGAAGTGATCCGCAAGATCACCCAGCGCTTCAACGTGGCCTTCATCGGCATGGACACCACTGGCCTTGGCCAAGGGGTCTATCAGATCGTGCAGAAGTTCTTCCCCGCGGTGAAGGGCTACCAATACAACGTCGAGATCAAGTCGCGCCTGGTGCTGAAGGCCCAAAGCGTGATCCGCAAGGGCCGCCTTGAGTTCGACGCGGGGTTCACGGATCTGGCCCAGGCCTTCATGGCCATCAAACGGGTGATGACGGCCAGCGGCCGGCAGGTCACCTACGACGCGGGCCGCAATGAGGTCACCGGCCATGCCGACCTGGCCTGGGCCTGCATGCACGCCATGGACAACGAATCGCTGGATGGCGAGACCAGCTCATCCAAATCGATCATGGAGATTTCTTGATGCAAGACGAAACACAGGCTTCGGCGCAGCTCGCCCAAGCCGACCAGGCCAAGAAGATGGAGGCCTTCACCTTCGGCGACCCCACCCCGGTGATGGATCGGCGCGAGCTGCTCGACTACCTTGAGTGCTGGAGCAACGGGCGCTGGTACGAGCCACCCATGAGCTGGGCCGGCCTGGCCAAGTCGTTCAGGGCCAGTACCCACCACAGCAGCGCGATCTACTTCAAGCGCAACATCCTGGCCAAGACCTTCAAGCCGCACCGCCTGTTGAGCACTGAGGTCTTCAGCCGCTTTGCGCTCGACTTTCTGGTGTTCGGCAATGGCTACCTGGAGCACCAGGTCAACCGACTGGGCAGCACGCTGGGCCTGTCGCACGTGATGGCGAAATACACGCGCCGCGGGGTGGACCTGCAGAAGTACTTCTTTGTGCGCAACGGCGCCGACGAGCACGAATTCAACAGCGGCCGGGTGTTCCACCTGCAGGAGGCCGACATCGAGCAGGAGGTGTACGGCCTGCCCGAGTACCTGAGCGCCCTGCAGGCGGCCTGGCTCAACGAGTCGGCCACGCTGTTCCGCAGGCGGTACTTCAACAACGGCTCCCATGCGGGCTTCATCCTGTACATCAGCGATGCGGCCCAGAGCCAGAGCGACATTGACGGCATTCGTGAGGCCTTGAAGCAGTCGAAAGGGCCCGGCAATTTCCGCAACTTGTTCCTGTACAGCCCCAACGGCAAGAAAGACGGAATCCAGCTGATCCCCGTCTCGGAGGTCGCTGCCAAGGATGACTTCTTCAACATAAAAAACGTGAGCCGAGACGACGTGCTGGCCGCCCACCGCATCCCGCCCCAACTGCTGGGCATCGTGCCCAGCAACACGGGCGGCTTTGGCGCAATCGTGCCTGCGGCCCAGGTGTTCGCCGCCAACGAGATCGAGCCCCTGCAGGCCCGCTTCCTGGCCCTGAACGACTGGCTGGGCGAAGAGGTGGTGCAGTTTGAGAAATACGAGGTGACGGTCAGCCCGACCGCCCCCGGCGGGGGAGGATAGACCTCCCCCAAAAAAAGACGGGGCGAGTGCACCAGGTGCGTCAACACCCAGCACAAACCCCTCCGCCGTGAATGCGCACGGCATTGGCCAAACGACCCCGTCACCTGTGCACAGGCGGGGCGATCATAAGGCGATGCCGACATGCAAGAACCGAAAGAAGTTCGATGTGGCCACTGCAGCAAGAAGCTGGCGGTGGCAATTTTTGTTCGACTGGACATCAAGTGCCCGCGCTGCGGGACCTTGAACATCCTGCGGGCCGAGAGCCCCAGCCCAGAACGCCACCGAGCGTCATCAACCCCTGAAACGAAAGATGACGATGCGCGTGAGCGAAATGATCGAAGAAGGCGGCCATCCGGCCGCATCCCCCCTGGTGCCGTGGATCGGTGGCAAACGCCGCCTGGCCAAGCACATCTTGCCGCTGTTCCCTGAGCACACTTGCTATGTCGAGCCCTTCTGCGGGGCCGCGGCCTTGTTCTTCCTGAAGGAGCCAACCAAGGTCGAGGTGTTGAACGACGCCAACGGCGACCTGGTCAGCCTGTACCGGGTGGTGCAGCACCACCTCGACGAGTTCGTTCGCCAGTTCCGCTGGGCCCTGACCAGCCGCGAGATCTACGGCTGGCTCAGCACCACGCCGCCGCGCACCCTGACCGAGATCCAGTGCGCGGCGCGCTTCTTCTACCTGATGAAGTGCGGCTTCGGTGGCAAGGTAGAGAGCCCCAGCTTCGGCACCGCCACCACCAGCCGTCCCCGCCTGAACCTGCTGCGCCTCGAGGAAGACCTCAGCGCCGTCCACCTGCGCCTGCACCAGGTCACCGTGGAGCACCTGAGCTGGTTGGATTGCGTGAAGCGATACGACCGCCCCCACACGCTGTTCTACATGGACCCACCCTACTGGGGCACCGAGGGCTACGGGGTTGAGTTTGGCCTGGAGCAATACGCCTTGATGGCCGAGGCGATGGGCACCATGAAGGGCAAGACCGTGGTCAGCGTGAACGACATCCCCGAGATGCGTGAGGCGTTCAATGGGTTCCCGATGCGGGAGGTGGCGATCAATTACAGCGTGGGCGGTGCCGGCCGGCCACGGGCGCCCAAAGGCGAGTTGATCATCACGAACTTCGCAATCGATTGACCACCCCCAGAAGCTGATCACCCAGCTCCCCCAGAGGCCATCCCATCGGATGGCCTTTTTCTTGACCTCGGCCCAGCGTCAAAAACCGCCCAGAAAGCGCTCCGAGCTGATCCGGCGCCGCGCCATTGCCCGCCCCATGATCGGCGCCCAGGGGGCCGCCTGCCCCCTCCCCTGCCCCATTCCAACCGCCCCGACACCCCTGCCGCTGTGGCCGTGCGGTCATGCCCATCGAGACCCACGGCGCGCGGACGAGACCCCGCCGCGCCCTCGGTCTTAATAGGCCTCTTTTGACGACCCTGCCGACCCTGGGCAGCGCAAGGCCTGGTGCGGCCTCGCGGACGATTTTCGGGGCCACACAAATGACGGGATTTGACGGAATTTCACGGGCCCAGACCGGGTGCCGGAGGGAATGCTCCCCCAGGATCCAGATGGCAAATCCGGGAAAGGTTCGGGGAAAACCCAATCTTTCCAACAGGCCATCAAAACCGCCTTGAAACCCGCATGAATGCTGGATTCTGGTGGTTAGAAAACTTTCTAATCTGACCTAATAAAAATTAGGGACGATTCCAAGTCGTTGATTTATATGAATATTTTTCTTTGTTGGATTAGGCTTCAAGAATCTAACAAATTAGGTTCAGATTAGGAAAAAGTTAGGTTTCTATGAATCGCTCAAACCCGCACTGGTAAAGGCTCCCAGGGCAGTTGATGGGAAATGTTAGAAAAGTTAGACTTTTCCCGAACCATCACCGGAATTCTTGATTTGTTGCGTGCCTTGGGTGCCGGGGTGGCCACTGTCCTGGTGTGGCAAAGGGCAAACTTGATGGCCGGTGGGATGGCCTATAGATGATGGGATATGCCCCGCAGGCCGCATGAATGCTGGATTTCTGGAAGACGCCCTCTCCGCCATTACATGAACTAAGCCCCTGATTTCAGGGGCTTTTTTCTTGTCTGTTGATTTTGGCCATCAAAACGAGCATCAACGACTACAAGTCTGCAATGAGCTCAAACTGCGAGGCGTTGATAGCACGCGCATCCTGTGCGCCCATGCAATCGAATGGCGTCTTTGTAGCGCTCGCGATCTGGCGGCGCTTCCATCTGAGCTCACGGTGTCGGCCGCATAGCGGACCTTGCCTGAGGATGTGATAACTGGGTCAGCGATCAGCGTTACCTAGGCCCAAGCGACGCATCATGACCCTTGTTGATCAAAACAACTACCAGGCTTTTTGGTGCTCGGTCGTCGCTGCGCGGCCTTACACCCGACGATCGCCCGATCGTAGTGCGGCAGCCGAATTCGGAAACGGGCTACTCGCCGCGCGAACGACGTCGGACAGGGAAGGCTTGCGCAGTTTCAGCGGCTTGATGTCCAGTTAGCCCCGTAGGAAGGTCCAGGCACGCATCGGTAAGTCGCCCGATCCAAATCCTACGTAACAAATGAACTGAATCGCCCCCGGGGCGATTCACACAGGCTTATTGCCATCCACCGTGCGCACCTAGAAGCCGGGCTTACATCGCCAGCCATGGACTCCCTGGTCAAGCGCACCATGCAGGGCATCCGGCGCACCAAGGGAACGGCCCAGCGGCGCGTCAAGGCACTGATCAAGGACGACATCATCGAACTGGTGTTGACGGCGGAGAAACAGAAACCGATGAAGGCGGCGCGCGATGCGGCGCTGATCCTGGTGGGCTTCGCGGGGGCGTTTCGGCGCTCGGAGTTGGTGAGCATTCGCCGGGAGGACATCACCGCCTTTGACCACGGCATCGAGATTCATATCCGACGCACGAAGACCCAGCAGGAGAAAGGGCACACGGTATTCATTCCCTGCGCCAAGTCCTCGCGCTGCCCGGTCAAGGCGTTGGAAAAGTGGCTGGTGCTCAGTGGCATCGAATCAGGTCCCGTGTTCCGATCCATCAACCGGCATGACCAGATTAGCAGTGGCAAGGAACTGACGCCGCAGTCTGTGGCCCTGGTACTCAAGGGGGTGACAAGCCATGCCAAGAGCGCGGAGGCTGCGAAGTCGGTGGCAGGGCATAGCCTGCGGGCGGGCTACTGCACGGAGGCGGCAAGCGTGGGCATCGCCACCCACGTCATCATGGAGCAGACGGGGCACCGTTCCAGCGCAACGCTGGCGAAATACATCAGACCGATTGCGCGCAGGAAGACGCCGAGTTTGTTCTGACGGAGCGTGCGTCATCTTGGACTACCATTAGCCTCTCAGTTTTTAGAAAAATCAGAGGGAGACTATATGGCTCAGGGTCGCAGGATCACCCTTGCGGCGCTAAACATTGCGCTGCATGCACCACATCCCACGGATCGGTACATCGAATTGATCCAGAAGGCGTTCCGTCGTCGATCCATCATCCGGCTGGGATCATTGCATGGCGCAATGCTTGGGACATTAAGCAAGCCTCGTGGACAAGGCCGAGAGATCTATCTGTCGGGCGACATATATCGCTTCGTCAAGTTGGATGCCGCCGAGCCTTGGTTTAACTCGGAAACGAAGGAGCCAGCGACCGACGATGAAATCGAAGCCATCAGAATTCCTGGGCATCTCCTGCCGCACTTGCAGAGCATCCCCTTTGTCTTCAACGCGCGTCGGCACCAACTCTGGTACGTTGCAAAGGATCAAAAGAACTCGTTTGGCCCCCCAATTGCGGCGAAATTCCTCGAATCGATCTTGCAAAGTACGGCATTGGAATTCGACTTCCCCGAGGTTTCCGTAACGGCCGTGCCGGAGTCATCGTCGGTTGACGACATATTGGGGCTCCCCGGCTTGGAGTACCTGAGGATTGAGCTTGTTCGCCCCAATCCAGATGATGGCGAAAGCGCAGAGGCTCGATGGTTGCGCAAGCTAGAGGAGCAGAAGACCACCAAGGCAAGGCTTGAGTTGTTCCATGCCAAGAACGCCGTGGTTGAGCCGGACGACGATACTAGGGAGATGGCAGGGGTCGCGGCAACCAACGGCTCGGTATATGGCCGAGGGCGAACTGAATCGCCCCGGGTTTCGAGGAGGCTGTTTGGTTTAAGTCAGGCCACCATCGCGGTGTTCTGACTGGCGAGTTGCCGATAGTAGTTTGCCTCAGCTTCGGCAGGCGGGATGTACCCGATGGGTTCA